TTTCGACCGTCCAATTTCTGGACATGTCTGCCTAATCTATGTACAAGTAACCGCGCACAGAAAATAAAACGAAATAGTCTTCAAGGACCCCCAAATTCGGACGATAATATAAGTGTAAGACGGAAAACAAAACAAACAAAGAAAGACCAAAAGATGAATAACTCAGTGATTGAAACGTTCGGAACCGCGGCCACCAGCTTCGAAGAAACCTTAAAAGCCGCTGACCTCAATTGGGAAGTGAAGGCGGACAGAGTCGCCGGCATGGATACGGGCATCCAGATGCCTCGCAAGAAGATGCTCTACCGCAGTGACACCAATGCGCCGCTGGGGATTGTGGGCGAGAATTACAGCCCAAGCGATCCCAAGATCTTCCTCCAAACCCAGTACGACTTCGCCAAGTTCATGGGAGGCAAGGTTATCCGGGCGGGATTCTTGGAGGAGCGTTCCCGTGCTTTCGCGTTCACCCGCGTCGGCGAGATGAAGGTTGTCAGGGGCAAAAGCCAAAAGGGTGATCTCCTCAATATCCATATTTACTCGACGGACGGATGGGATGGCGGGACGCCCACCAAATCACGGCTCTACGTTGAGCGGGTCGTTTGCTCCAACGGCATGACCAGCCGGCAGCTCGCCGGCAGTTTGTGGGCAGCTCACACGAAGGGCCTCCCCGATGTGTACGAGGAGCGGTGGAAGAAGTTCATGGGAGAGATCCAAGCTCAGATGGTTCTGATCAGGGATCAGTTCACTAAGTTGGCCGAGGCGCCGATGGATCGGAAACAGATGAATGAATTTTTGTTCAAGCTCATGCCGGGCGAGAGCACGATGTCCGTTAATCGCCGCTCTGAGATCAGTGGCCTGTTCGCCGGTGGCGTGGGCAATGAAGGTGCCAGCCGCTGGGACGCTTACAATGCCGTCACTGAGTTTGTGACCCACCACCGCTCCTATCGCACGACGGACAACACTCCCGTCGAGGTCAATCGGTTCGTGGGAGTCCTGGAAAAGGATACGCTTTCGGAGAAGGCGCTCGCCCTCCTGAACTAGGGAACAGATAATAGGTCAGGGAGCAATGGATTGCAAAGTGAGGGGCTAGGACGGCCCCTCCTCCCTCTCTTCCTGAGAAAGAAATTATTATGAAACTCTCGAAAAGAATCAAAGCATCTCTCCAGGCCTTGGAGAGTAAACGGGGAAAGATCAAGCTCAGTGTGTGGCTGGAGACACAGCCTAGCAGCACCCGCAAGGGTGTCAAGCGAGGCACATTTCAACTTCCGAGTTATGTTCTTGTCGGGGAGTGATGTTATGAGCCGACGCAAGAAGATCACTAAGTTCCTTGTCACCCGGAGGTTCACCGCCGGGATCCTCCAGGGCCTCACTCATACTGCGGAAACTGCTGTGAAGTTTGAAGTTGGGTTTCGCTGTGAGCGTCCATGCGGCGGATCTCCCTACGTGATCACAGCGGTTGAGGAGATTGCAAATAGTGTAACGAAGTCGATACATGTCTGTCTCATCTAGAGATACGACGTTTCCGTGTTTTATCCTGATTCCTTCATTTGCAATAACTTACATCTCGGCCCGCCGATTGCTTATAGTGTTGTCGTTAGTTGAGAAAAACATTAAAGCTTTTCGGAAAAGTGACGATGTAATAAGTAGCGGAACAGAACAACAAACGAAAATGAAGACGCTCAACACAATCGGGATCGCAATGCTGGTCGGATACTTCCTCCTGATGCTGCTCAACGGAAACAAGATCGCCAGCACCGTCAAGGCCCAAGCGCAGTCGCTCGTGAATGTGCAGCAAACCACCACGCAACACACTGCCGACGCAAATGCGGTGATCGATTGGGCAGCGGGCAAGTAAACGATCGAAGAAGTGAAACTATGAAACTCCTCATCTCCATCATCATCCTCTACGCGGCGTGTCAATACCTCAATGCTGCGACGCATGGCCAGAAGGTAGTGGCAGCCGTGCTCATGGCCGAAGCCTGGGGCGAAGGCGAGCAAGCCATGACAGCCGTGGCTGAAGTGATCCGCACTCGGGCCGATAAGCAAAAGATCAGCCCGCTGGCCGTTGTTACTGCGCCGAAGCAGTTCTCCTGCCTCAACGGAAAGAAGCTAGAACAACTCGTCCAGAAGTTCGAGTCCAAGAAAGACTTCGCAATCGCCCTGAAAATTGCCAAGATAATGTATAACACACCCGAGCTTTTGCCAGGCCATGCGAAGGGCGCGAGTCATTTCGCAACGACCACTTGTCGTGTGCATTGGACGAAGGGCAAGGCTCCGGTGAGTGTGGTGGGTAGCCTTGCGTTTTATAAAATTGAAATATGAGAGACATTGTTGGATACAAAACTCTGGAGGCAAGGGAATTTGCCCGGGCATTGAGCCTGACGTCGATACCCTGCTTTGGTCCCTCTACCGGCCGTGAATTGTTAAATATCGTCAAAGGGATTGACGCATACATCGGAACAGAGAAGCGGTTACCAGTCGCTTGCAAGAATCTGATTTTGGGTTACCGTCAAAGGATCATCGATATTTGCTCCGTTTCAGCCTTCCAACAGGAAGAGGTGATCAAGCAACTCGAACAAGCTTTGAAACATGAAGCAAAACACAAGAAGTGAGCTGTCCTACCTGATCCGCCGTGGCACTCTCTCCATTACAATCTTTGCCGCCCTCCTCTTGCTTTTCCTGGCTGGTTTCCTCCTGACCGCCCTCCAACTTTCACGTCTCCAATTTTAGGTTGCGACACCCTGAATCCTAGGGTATCGTAATCTTATGAATCAAAGTGATGGTCGCGGAAAGGGCCCACGCAAACTTCCCAAGAAAGAGGTGACGACGGAGTTCCTCCTCCAATTTTACGAAGCCTTTCTCCGGGAATATGAAATTACAAAGGTAGCCGGCGCCCTGGAAACCACCGCCGCCACCCTCCTCCAATGGATTGAAAAATTCCCGGAACTCAAAGAGGCCCGCAACCTTGCCATCCAACGTCGAAAAGAAATCAATACCTTCAACGGTTACGTCTTCAAACATCTCTCCCCCGAAGCCAAACGCATTTGGGAAAGAATTCAATTCTGGGAATCCAACGACTCTACTCAAGAACGTATAGATGCTATCCTCTCCGGCCGCCCCACAAAACTTCGGCAGGAAATATTCGTCCACGCCCTGATCCACTACAGCTTTAACATATCCGAAGCCTGTAGAATTGCTTGTGTAAGCCGGGCAACGATGGAGAGATGGCGTAAAGACGACTATGGATTCTTACAATTATTAGAGGAAATTGAGTGGCATAAGTGCAATTTCTTCGAACAATCATTGATAGATCTTGTCGCTATCGGCAACCCTGGAGCCGTCATGTTCTGCAATAGAACTCGCAATGCCGACCGTGGTTATACCGAGAAAATCCAGTTAGAACATACCGGACAAATAGGTGTAGGCATTGAAATTGATCAACTCAATCTCCCAATAGAAACCCGTAAGCAAATCCTCCAAGCTCTCCGGGAAAAGAAACCCCAGGACGTGATCGATATCACCCCCAAACAACTCGTGGAAGACACAGAGTAAATGCAGCACAATCTCCAGTGTAGTATGTGCGGCCATACGTGGTGGGACGAGGAAGCTAAGAAGATCAAAGCCGCTGCCAAAGTCAACGGTACCGGCCCCTTCTGCAACGTCTGCATGCACCTAGTCCAAGCGTCCAGGTATGCCCGGTGCCGAGGCTACAATGCACTCAGCAAAGCTTTGAAGCGGTGGGTGCACTGGGCACAAAAGCAATGAAGTTCACCGAGCACAATTTGATCGCGTCGATCTGCCGGGAAAGCTTCTACGAGTTCCTCAAGGAGTTCTGGGACACCATTATCCAAGAGGAACCCGTTTTTAATTGGCACATCGAGTATCTGTGCAACGAACTCCAGACCGTCGCTGAGCGGGTGTTCCAAGGTGAACCCAAAGAGTATGACCTAGTCATCAACATCGCTCCAGGCACAACTAAAAGCACAATCGTCTCCCAGATGTTTCCCGCTTGGTGCTGGACCCGTTTCCCCTCTGCCCGATTCATTTGTGCCTCTTACGCGAAAGACATCGCGCTCAAGGACAGCATCAAAACGCGCGACATCGTTCAATCCGAAAAGTATCAAAAAGCCTTTCCGGATATTGATCTGCGGGAAGACGAAAACATGAAAGGCCTGTTCACCAACACCAAGAAAGGATTCCGGTATTCTGCGGGTGTTGGTGGGGCAGTCACCGGGTTTCATGGCCACTTTTTGATCGTTGATGATCCTATAAATCCAGAGGAATCGTTTAGTGTAGCTGACCTGAAAAAAGCAAATCGTTGGATGACCAATACCCTGCCATCCAGAAAGGTTGACAAGAAACTCAGTGTCACAATTCTCATTCAGCAGCGATTACATCAAGCAGATCCTTCCGGAGATTTCCTGGAGAGATCTAAAGGAAAAGGCATCAAGCATATTTGCCTCCCGGCAGAGTTGACGAATGATGTTAGACCCGTTGAATTGCGTGAAAGGTACGTGGACGGTTTGTTTGATCCGATACGGATGCCTCGCGAGATTTTAGCGGAGTCTTTGAAAGAGATGGGAGCGTATGGATATGCCAGTCAGATGCTCCAAACGCCCGTGCCGCTCGGCGGTGGTTCTTTCGAAGTTGAAAAGTTTGTGTTGCGTGACGAAGCTCCTAAGAGTCTCGTGAGGATGGTGAGGGGGTGGGACAAGGCAGGTACACAAGATGGAGGCAACTGGTCCGCGGGTGTGAAACTAGGTTTGGACAAGCATGGATTCTTTTGGGTGTTGGATGTTGTGCGAGGACAATGGAACGCGACCAACCGAGAACTCACCATCAAACAGACAGCTGATTTGGATGGTGAAAATGTTGAGATAGAAGTTGAGATAGAGGGTGGTAGTGGAGGAAAGGAATCAGGGGAGAATACTGTTAGAACTCTCGCGGGCAGTCGCATCAACACCCATCATCCGACAGGAGATAAACCAAGTCGGGCTTACGCTTTCGCCTCGCAGGTAGGGGCAGGAAATGTATTTGTCCTGAAGCGGCCTTGGACAAAAGATTTCATTGAAGAGTATCGTTATTTTCCGAACGGTCGTTATGATGACCAAGTGGATGCCGGGAGTGATGCTTTCAATCGCATCGCCAAGAAGAAACGGAAGGTTGGAGGATGGTGAAAATATGAATAAGGAAAAATCAATATTGCCTTTGATCGCCGCTGCGATGGCTGGAACAGCTTTTGGGGCCACGAGGCCGTTGTCGGCGCCTACGCGTCAGCATAACAATATCAGGAAAAAGAAAAGGCTGCGGCAAATCGCCAATGCATCAAGGAGGAGGAACCGAAACAGATAATAGTGTTGAGGTTGGCGGTCCACTCGCCATCTATCGACCCTCGGGGTTCCGGCAGTCTTGCTTCCTGTCCGATTCTTGGGCGCCGGTGGATGGTAGATAGGAGAATCCCCCGAGTCTCCCTCGCCGCCAGCCTCACTTGAATTTATGACAACAGAACAATTGAATTTATGACAACAGAACAATTGATTGAAAGATACCTGAACAACAGGGAAATGATCACAGTCCTCCGAGTGGATTAGTCGAAGATTGTTGATATGTTGAATTCTCGTCTAGAGGGTTCTGGTCACAGAGACAAAGGGATTGCCGCTACTCCATACAAGGTGAAGGAGACCACTGTTAGGCGTCATCAGCGCCGCAGGTATTCGGCGATGCGGGTGTCGCGAGTTCTGAGAGACTAGATATGAGTGATCTCTATAAATGGGAACAGAGGCTAAAGCGTGGTGGAGAGAGTGCCCTACTTCCTCAGGATGTGTCCGGACGGCCGGAGCGGATTCCGTCCGTCCCCGAGAATGGGACTTGTATACAATGCGGAGGGCCTGCGAAAGTACATCCTTACCCGGAGTCTGCACCGTGGATTCTGGTGCTCTGCAATGGAGCTTTGGTGAAACTTGATCTGAAGAAATAACTATGACTGCACAAGTAAAGGCTACTCTGGCGATGGTTGGTTGTTTGTTGTGGGCATTGTTCTTCGCCTGGATTGGTTTCCATTGCCCGCGGGTGATGATGATTTTTTTGGCAGGGGTTCTTTCTGTTTCTGTTATGGTAATCTCATGGTGGTTTTTCGTACTTTGGTTTGAAAAATGAAACCTATTAATCTAAAAGAGCCCACACCTTGTTGTCAGTCTACTGTCGCCGTATGGATACCGCAGAAGGGCGTCTATGCCTGTCCATGCGGCAATTACAAAGTCACACTTCTCGGTCAATTAGTAGGTGCACACCGTCGTCGATTCAAGTTCAGGAAGAAGTGATGGCTATTGTTTTTCATGTTGAGCATCGACCTCCCAGCGGTTCCGTTCTGGTGAGTATGCAGATTGATGATGGACTGGAGAATGTGGAGATCATGACCATCTCATCGTTTAGATTGTTTTGTCAGGAGGTTGACAAGGGAGTTGTGGATCTCGGAGGGTATCGTCTCGATATGTCCAGTGTCTCCAAACGGACGCGGCGGGGTATCCTTCAATATTTTCGTTCTGTTCTGTCTTCTTTTGATTCTCAGTAGGTGGTCTTCGTTGTGGAAGTTGGTACTTGCTCCCTTTCTGTGTTTGTTCTATAGTTGCTTTCGCGTCATGCAAGACCAAAATGACAGAGCTTTAGATTGGACTAAAAAGCTTGAGCTTCAGGTCCAATTTAGCGAGCGCAGTGGGCACGGGTCCCACACTGAGCTCGTCACGAAAAATGACCTGAGAGAAATGGTAAACAGAATTATGAGTGCTATCAGCGAATTCGCTTCGAAACAGAATGCCTTCAATGATCGGATGGACTCGGCTGTCGACGGTTTGCAAGCGGACGTCACGGCCCTGAATGACAAGATCACCCAACTGCAGAACAACCCTGGTCCGATCACTCCCGAAGACCAGGCTCTGCTCGATCAGCTCCAGTCCCGCGGTGAAACCATCTCCACCAAGCTCGAGGCTCTTGATGCCTTGACTCCTCCCACGCCGCCGGCGGCTTAGTTGGATTTGGGATCGATGGGATCTGCTGGCGTGAGCACGCCAGCAGATCTTTGCTAATCATCAACCAAGGTGGATATGAAAGAAGCCATGCCTATGATCGTTGCATTGATTGCGGCATTTGCTCCGGCGCTCGCTGTAATCATTGCATTGTGGAGAACCAAAACGATCGCAAACACTGCCGTTGAATCTGTGAAGGCGTCTGTGTTGGAGATTCACTTGTCCTTGAACAGTCGCCTTGATAAGATGATGAAGCTCGCGGAAGCCGTTGCGTTTGACGCGGGAGTGAAATTCGAAAAGGACAAGAATGCAACGAAGGAAGTAGCGTTCGATGCAGGAGTCCAATCCGAAAAGGACAAGATAATAGTGCCATGAAACAAACAGAATTCTCTTCTCCTTCTTTGGTCTTTGCATTCCTCATCTTTTCATTGGTTCAACTTCTTGGTGCCAAGTCGGTGACTCTGATGTGGGATCCGAACCCTGAGTCCAACGTCAATGCTTATGTAGTGCACCATGGTACAGCCAGCCGGGCTTACTTTTCCCAGACCAATGTGGGCAACGTCACGCTGGCTGTGGTGAATGGACTTCCTGAGGAACCTCCTCTCTTCTTTGCTGTGACAGCCGTCACCACCGGTGGAATGGAGAGTGAGTTCTCGAATGAGGTGATTGTGACGAACCCGCCTCCTGGAGTCGAAACGAATTATTCGCCGACTATCACGAAGATACCTGACATAGCGGTGGCCATCGGAGGTCGTTCTACTAATGTCTTATTCTCAATCCAGGACAAGGAAACCGTCCTTACCAACTTGATTGTTACGGCGACTTCCGCCAATACCTCCTTGCTGAAGAATGAGAATATTCGGATTGTTCGTGATGGATCTAATTGCACGATGTCGATGAACCTTGAGCCTTATGTCTTTGGGAAGGCAAGGGTGACTGTGATTGTATCAGATCGGCAGAAGGTGGCTTTTACCTCGTTCACTTTGAATGTGCTTCCTGAACCCGTGCCTGTGATTCCCACTCCATTGATCTTTTTGTCCGGTGTCCAAGTGAGCGAGAGTACGAATGGTCCGTGGACAAATGTTACCACCGTCAGTTTTCCCATTGTTTATCAGTCCAATCTCTTCTATCGAGCTTGGGGCCCTATTCTCCAGTTGCCCTGAGGAGCAGCGGTTTCTTTGCTTGCAATCCTGGACCTTCCTGATTAACGTTGTGGTATGAGAACGTCCATGACGGGTTTGGTCCAGAATTTACTTCTTACGAGGACAGCCTGGCTTCGTAAGCTCCTCGATCCCCGCCGTGATATCTCTGCTGAATGTGGTCACCCTGAAAGTATCACGACCGCAGACTATTCTGATCTCTTCGAACGTGGTGACATCGCTCGTCGCGTAGTCAGTCTTCTGCCGGAGGAATGTTGGATTGAACCTCCTTTAGTTTTGGAGACGGAAGACCAGGAGGAAACACAATTCGAGAAGGCTTGGAAGGAATTGGAAACGGAGTTGAGGATTTGGGCTTGTCTTCAGCGGATCGACATCCTCAGTGGCATCGGTCAATTTGGTGTCTTGTTGTTAGGGTTTGATGACGGCCTCGAGTTAAATCTGCCCGTGGAAGGAACAGGTCGGAAGTTGATTTATCTGCGGCCCTTTGAGGAGCGTTTGGTGACCATTGCATCGTTGGAGGGCGACACCTCCAATCCTCGTTATGGACTGCCTACCCTTTACAACATCCAATTTTCGGATACGGCATTGCAGACCGCCTCCGCTCAAACGAGCAAGAGTGTTTCTGTTCATCATTCTCGTATCATCCACGTGGCCGACAATCGCACCAATTCTGAGATTTACGGTACTCCTCGGATGAAGTGGGTATTCAACCGTCTCTTGGATCTGCGGAAGATTGTCGGGGGTTCCGGTGAGATGTTTTGGAAGGGCGGCTTCCCGGGTCTCAGTTTAGAGGCGACTAACCCAGATGGTGATGTAACATTTGATAAGGAGGCGACCCAAGAGCAACTGGAGAAATACATGAACGGTCTCCAGCGATACATTGCCCTTGTTGGTATGCAGGCGAAAAGCCTTTCCCCGCAGGTTGCCGATCCGGCCCCTCATGTGGAGGTTCAACTGAAGCTGATCGCTGTCGCTATGGGAGTGCCTTGGCGCATCCTCGTCGGAAGTGAGGCCGCTCAGCTCGCCAGTAGCCAGGACACGCGGGCCTGGAACAAGAGAGTGGACCGGCGCCGAACAGGTTACATTGATTCTTTCATCATTCGGCCTCTCATCGATCGACTGATGGAGTTCGGAGCCTTGCCTGAAGTTGAGGATTACAATATTCAGTGGTCGGATCTGAATACTCCAAGTAATGAGGAAAAGGCGACAGTGTCCGAGAAGAAAACCAATGCTATTACCAAGTATGTGCAGGCCGGAGCAGATGTATTGATCCCTCCATTCCATTTCTTGACTCTTGTTTTGGGGATGGATGACGAGGAGGCTCAATCCGTGGTTGATGAAGTGGGTGATCGTTTGATGGAGTTGGAACCAGATCCAGATCTTGAGGGAGAAGATACCGATACGGAGGATACGATGCAGCCGGCTGAATCTCCGGGCAATGGCAATGGTTCCAGAGCCAGGAGATAGAGATGCCTTGCACTCACCATCATCTGACGAGGAATGTCGCTCATCCTTCTCGATTCGTCTTTAACCAAGCTCGTCTTCTCGCTGTCGATCCGACCCGGACGTTAGGCATTGTTAGAAGGTTCGTCGCTGACATCCGTCGGCGGATGAAGAAACTGATGAAGGAAGTAAGAATCTTCATGGTCGATCTCGATGCCTTGGGTTTGGGGCAGAGGACGACACTTCTGACCATGGTGCGCGAAAGGGAGTTTGAGTTCACTACGGATGCCAACAAACTCAAAGCTTTTAACGAATGGTTCAAGCAACAAGTAGACGCCAACGTCTTCTCCGTCGCGCCAGGAACAGATCCCACGAAGCCTTGGACTGCTGAATATGTAGAGTCGGCTTATCGCAAGGGGCTTTTCAATGCCTACATGAGTGCCCGAGACCCTGAGTTAGGTTTGGAAGAGGTAGGAGGTCAGACGTCGGAGAGTTTCATGCGGTCGGCTTTCAATCAACCTGAAGTTCGATCCAAGATTGAGTTGCTCGCAACTCGCTCGTTTGAACAGCTCAAAGGGATTACGGCTCAGATGGGGTCAGACATGAATCGTATCTTGGCCCAAGGAATGGCTGATGGTAGCAACCCGCGCACGATCGCCCGTGAGATGCAGGCGAGGATTGGCAAGCTCACGCGCCAGCGGGCTGAAGTTATTGCACGTACAGAGGTAATACATAGCCATGCCGAAGGGCAATTAGATGCCTTTGATAAACTAGGTGTCAAGGAGTTGGGAATCATGGCGGAGTGGAGCACGGCGGGAGATGATAGGGTATGTCCATTTTGCTTGGAACGAGAGGGGAAAATCTACACGGTGGATGAGGCTCGGGGGTTGATTCCTCTTCATCCGAATTGTATCTTAGGTGATAGCTTGGTTGAAGCCTCGGATGTCATCGCGTTGACTCGGGTAAAGTATTCTGGTAGGATCATTCACATCTCCACTCTCAGAAAGCGTCACATCAGGGTGACTGAAAATCACATATTGTTGACTCAAAAGGGGTGGCGATTTGCGAAGGATTTGCAACAAGGAGATGAATTGTTTGAAGCCTCTTCGGTTCACCCCTTCTTTGTCGATGATCCAGAAAAGAATCATGGAGTAACCACAATTTCGGATACGTTTGATGCGCTCCTGAAAATACTCCCGAAACACTGGACGAGAATACCTCGCACCATGCCCGAAGATTTCCACGGTGATGGTCGTGCCATGGACCAGGAAGTCGACGTTATATTCTCTGATTGCAAATTGTGGAATAACTTTTATATCCCAGAAGTCACAAAACCCGAAAAATTCCTGCTCGTGAGAGGAGACATTCCGATTAAGAAGCCCTTGTTTTTGAACGGCCAGAGCTCTCTGTCTCTTCTCCTTGAAAGGTTGGCGGCGTCCGCGGACAGCTTTATGAGCAGCGAGAGCATTCCAGCTATTCTCGCTCGACGTTCGCTTACTCATCATCAATTGGTTGGCCCCACCAACATCACGGATAACGACACCCGCAAATTCGAGTCGATCTCTGATGACACGGCGACAGCATTCAAAGGATTTAGCGATCTGGTTGAGGCTCTCCCCGTTGGTGTATCGCTTGACAAGGTCATCAATGTTGAGATTGTAGAATCTAGTAGGGGAGGCGTATTTGTTTTTGATGTATCTAGTCACAGTTCTATGTATAGTCTCGATGGTGTATTATCTAGCAATTGCCGGTGTGCATGGATACCAGTTACTAAAGATTAACATGAGAACCGTATCGCTCGCCATTCCTACCTACAATCGTTTTTCACTGCTGGTTCAGTGTGTGGAAGTGGCACTAGCGGATCATCGTATCGATGAAATCATTATAGTGGATGACGCAAGTACGGAGGACATTTTCAATCAGCTCAAGGAATGGGCTGATCCTATTCCGAATGTCTTTCTGCATTTCAACAGAAAGAACCTGGACTGCTATGCTAACAAGCAAAGGGCAGTTATGCGGGCCAATAATCCTTTTGTGATTCTTTTTGACAGTGATAACATCATCGACAAGGTCTACTTGGATGCCCTGTTTGCTATTCCCAAGTGGGATGACAAGACCATTTACTGTCCGACCTATGCTTGGCCTGACTTCGACTATCGGGCTTTCGAAGGTGCTAATGTCAATCGAGGGAACGTCAAAAAGTATCTCGACAAGCCTCATTTCCTGACGGCGCTTAATACGGCCAACTATATGGTGCCCTGCCATGCCTACTTGCACGCGTTTAATCCGGACGTCAATCCTCACACAGCAGATAGTATATACATGGCCTATCGGTTCCTTGAGCTGGGTTACACCCTCGAGTTTGTGAAGGGGATGCACTACTTTCACCGTGTGCATGAGGAATCCCATTACAAAAAGAATCGTCATCTCACGGGCATGTTCTACGATGATGTGGTGAAGAAACTAAGAAGCTTGTAACAGTATGGTGACTTTCAAGAATTTTGGACGGATGGGCAACTACCTGTTTCAGGTAGCGGCGACGATAGGTTACTCTCTTCGTTATCATATCCCATTCACCGTGCCGAGTCGAACGGAGGATACTAAAAACAATCCTATCTATCTCCAGCATCTCGTTAACCCGGCATGGGATCCTAAGTTGCCTGAGGTGAGGATTGAAGAACACGGTCACGCTTATCAAAACCTCCAATTTAAAGAGGAGTGGAGACTGACCCACAATATCGTTTTGGATGGTTATTGGCAGAGCGAAAAGTATTTTGTTGAACATCGAGTCAAGGTTCTCGAACTCTTCAGTTATCCATGGATGCTTCAGCCAGGTTTAGTGTCTGTTCACGTCCGCCGCGGGGACTATCTTCAGCTCGCCCATAAACACCCGTTCATATCTAAACTCTGGTATTATGAATGCATGGAACGGTTTCCCGGGTTTGCCTTCAAGTTCTTTAGTGATGATATTGCATGGTGCCGGCAAGAGTTCGGTCATATAGGAGGTTGTCTCTTTTCGAGCAATATTACTGAGGTAGACGATTTGATAGAGATCAGTACCTGCGAGCATCACATCTCTAGCGCCTCTACATTTAGCTGGTGGGGAGCATGGCTGAACAGGAATCCGAAGAAACGGGTGGTGATTCCTCAGCTTTGGTTCACACCAAGGGAGATGGTGAAATTGGATACCAGAGACATTGTTCCTTCATCCTGGGAGAAAGTATAGTATGGAATTGAATCCCCTTCATCCGGTTACTAAAGAGGCGCATGACAATTGGCATAAGATCGCTGCGCTGATCATGATTCATTTTGGGAAAACGGAATTGAAGTTAACCCTAGACGACGCCAAAAAATTGTTTCATGGGAATTTGAATATTGTACTCGATGGGAGGAGGGAGTTTTGTGGTGATGGTTTGTTGGTCCGCCTAGTGGACAACAAGACGGCTGACGCACTCGTAAGGAAAGAGGGTGGGTCCATCTGTTCTAATTGATATGCGAAATCACCACGAGAAACTAGACAAGCGGATGTTTGACTTCTCAGCATTCTACCGAGATGTGGCTGAGCAACTTCCTTTTGGTGCCGTTATCGCTGAGGTAGGAGTGGCTGAGGGGGCCAGCGCCATCTTCTTAGCCGAGACTCTTTTGAGTATAGGTAAGTCGTTCACCTTTTACCTGATCGATGATCTTTCTTATGGTCGCGATAGTCAATTGCGAAGCTTACTGAAGAATATAGGCGAGGCGGATCTCGGGAGGTTTGTGGAGATTGTTCCTGTCTCCAGTGTAGAGGCTGCCTGTCGATTTCCGGATCTTCATTTCGACTTCGTCTTCATCGATGCTTCCCACAAGATCGAATGGACCAAAGCAGATATTCTTCTTTGGTATCAGAAAGTCAAGTGGAACGGGACTCTTGCGGGCCACGACTACAATTCCATGGAAGGAATCGAGGTTAAGATGGCGGTTGATTTGATGTTTCCTAACCCTTCGATAGTCGTAAAGGAGACGGAAGTAGACGGTAAAAAAATTCAGTTTAAAGAAAAGATTTTAGAGATCATTCCAACCGATCAAGGTTATAACGTATGGAAGGTCAAGAAACACCCGCACCTCAGACTACTGACCTGATAGGGGACAGTTACATCTCCTTTGTCAATCTCGATCATCGCAAGGATCGACTTGAGAAGATGGTGGAGAAATGCGCTGAACGGGGAATTCCAGCGGTGAGGACTCGAGGATTACTTCCTAATGAGGTAATTGACAAGATTGTTCCTGCTCACCGAGTGGAGGTGATGCGTAAGCGAACTCCGGGTGCTATTGGTTGTCACTTTGCTCAAGTGTCGATCATGGAGGAGGCACTCAAGCAAGGGAAGCATGCTTGGGTGATGGAAGATGATCTAAGGATTTGTCGAGACATTAAAGAGCGGTTACTCTACATGGAAGGGTTTTGCAATACCCGTCTTTGGGACATCCTCTGGCTAGGTGGGACCTTCCATGTGAATCCTCCCCATTGGCACACCAAGTCTCCACTCTGTCGCGATGCTGAATGCACGGATGACCCGCGCATGATGCGCACGTATGGGGCCTTTTGTACGTATGCCTACATCGTGCGGCGAGAAAGCGTGTCTCGTGTGTTGGCAGGGCTAGATCGTTGGTTGGATAGGAGCATGGGTATTGATTGGGCGATGATCCAACTACAGCCCGAGCTCTACACCTATGCCTACGTGCCCGGGTGCATGACACAATACGATAATATGAGCGACATTGGTAGGGGCATGACCAACTTTTCGGGGTTTAAGAAGCTCGGTCCTTACTGGTATCAGAAGCATGCGGAAGACTTTGACCCCACTACGTTCGACTGGCACGAGGCAAAACGACGATGAAAATAGTTGATAAACTTGAGGATACTTTGAACGGAGGCTATGGCGGCCTGTACGGTGAGGTGGTGACTTGTGATTCGTATCGACTTAGGGGATTAGATTTCGTTCCGGATGTTGTATTTGATATCGGTGCCAATATCGGTGTCTTCACCCGCTATGCCCGCTCTCTTTTTCCTGATGCTTTTATCATGGCTGTCGAGCCAGATGAAGAAAATATCATCCATTTTAAGAAGTTCACACAAGATCCTAAAATCGTCTTGTTGGAAGTGGCGATGGGGAATGGTGTCGCCTATCGTTATGAAGGAGGGAATGGATCCCAGCATTGTTTTCTTTCGAGTAGTGTTGGATATCCCTCATGTGGATTGGAGAAGGATCCAAGGTGCAAGCTCACCTCTGTCTATACTAAATCACTTGCGGAGATCGTTCTTCCTTTTTGGATACGAAATGAGAAAACTCTGATGAAGATCGATTGCGAAGGAGCAGAGAATTCCATTTGGCTTGATCCAGAGTCGATGGAGGTGTTAAAGCAGATGGATTACTTCATAATTGAACTTCATTACTTTGCGATTGATGGTGTTCTTCATCCAGAGATGGTTTCTGTGACAAATGCGGCTTTGGCTTCGTTTGAGGCTACTCACATTTGTCATACTGATAGGGTTTATTTTTATGCAAGGAAGAAATCCTGAAATACGATACCGACGGGATTTGTGGCAGCTCTTCGCGGATGTTCCACTAGGTGAGTTGGGAGGAGCGGCGGAGATTGGAGTAGCCGAAGGTAATTTCAGTGAAGATATTTTTAAGTGGCCCATCCAATTCCCTTTTGTCTATCTAGTCGATCGATGGAGATGCATGTCGGATCTCAAAGGCGATTCGGCACAACCCCAGATTTGGCATGACAAGAATTACTATCGCGTTGTTCTTCGAACTGCACGGTTCGCTTCTCGTGTTGTTATCCTGAAGAACGAAAGTGACTTAGCCGCTTATGCAGTCCAAAATCGATCATTGCATCTTGTCTATGTGGATGCTGATCATAGTTATCAGGGGGTCATGGGTGATATCCGTGCTTGGTTTCCTAAATTGAAACAAGGAGGGGTTATGGCTTTCCACGATTACCAGAATTCAGCCTATGGGGTGAAACGGGCGGTGGATGGGTTCTGCGAGGAAATGAGATTTACTGTATTCGAATTGCCCGAAGACAAAGCTGAAGATGCTGGTGCCTACTTCCAATGTGATTGATTATGACTGAGGAACAAGACAAGGAAATATTGGAAAAATGTGTGAAGGTTTTGACCGAGTATTTTGATACAGTGCAGATACTTGTCACACGACACGAGTCCACGGC